TTCTTTCCTTTACCTAAAACTTGTTCTAACAGATGTAATAAGTCGTGGTTTATCATAGTAAAACCAATATACGACTATTTGAGGAGATTTACAAACACTCATCCAACCATTCTTGTGGAATTTCTTTTTTTGACCACAACCAACCCCGTTTCTCACAGAATTGGGCATAGGTTGTTTTACTTCCCTTGTAGAGTTTTGCGTTTGGATTCTGAAAGATAAACCTAATATCTATGTTTGGATATTGATCGAATATCAGTTCCATCTTTTCTCGGTCGTCCTTTACCCACCTACCCTTAGTTTCGATATACATAGTTTCACCACTTTTCTTTTGTAGAACAAAGTCGGGTGTGTAGGTGTGATTTGTGGCTGGTCTAATATACGAAAGTTTCTCGGTTTCGTAACTGTAATTTTTCTTGGACGATTTTAGATTTTCATTGATTGTATCTTCAAGACCAGAACGAAACCCGTGTTTTATCGCAACTGCATTTCTTTTCATTTATATATCCCATCTAACAATGATGTTCATATCTACGTCATCTCTTTTTTCAAGTGGTGATGCAAGTTTACCTATTGCCAACAATTCATCATTATCGTCATACAATCCAATAGTTGTAATATATGGATTAAAATGTGAACTAGTAACAAAATTGCGTAGTCTATAAGAATTAGGATCCCCACCCTCTCTGAGCGAGATGTTTTGAGATAGATTGAATTCTTTTTTACGAATTTTACATATTACTTGATATTCGTAAAATGTTGTTGTACTTCTAAATTCGCCACTAAATCCGTGTGTTCTTCCACCATAATCAAAACTTCCTGTTCTACCAAGTATTGCATTTGCATATTTAGGTCTTGGATCGGATATAACTATTTCACCAGACTTGTAAAATATGTTTCCAATAACGTTACTTTGATATGCATATCCTAGTCCATAAGAATTATCAGATAATGATGAAATTTGAGTTTGTGTTAATCCAGTATTATAGATTCTAAACTCATCAATGGATGCAGAAATCATTCCAGTATTTGTACCGTTACCACCAATATACATCTCATAATCATTTGAAACATTTTTTGTCATTTCAAAACTAGAACTTGCATCAATAGTTCCATTCAAATGAATACTATAAATACTAGCACTTTTTTGACAAACAACGTGATACCAAGTTCCAGGTGTTATTGCTGAAGATGAGACTGTTACGATATTTTCTGCCGATGATTGTTCGAATATAATTCTATGTGGATTCGGATCAGAACTATTCGTGATTTTAATATCAAATGGATAGTTGGATGATCTTCTTTCTACCAATACAGTATCATATTTTCCTATTCTTCTATTAAATCCATCATCTAATATCATTGTATTCTTATTAAGAATATGATTATAACTGTTGGTGTAATTAGATTGTGATGGCGGAACATTAATCCAGAAACTTATTGCAAATGAACTCTTAGGAAACGGTACAAAGTTTTCTTTATTTTTAACATGAAGATAACCACCTTCACTAACCATACAAGTTCCACTGGATGAAATGGGCGATGTGGTTGGAATTCCTGGTGCAAATCTTATCTTTTTAGAGTTTATATAATCTACACTGTTTATTCTATTACTTCCGTCATAAACTCCAGCTAGTTGTTTATTTCTGAAACCGTATTCTCTGTACTTTTCATTAAATCCAAGATAGAGAAGACAATTTTCGTTTGATATTATTTTTGCAGTATCAAAAGATAAATCTATCACATTTCCGTTTCCATCATCAGCAACTGAATATGAATGTGATGGATCTGTACTGTAATTTGTGAGTTTAAAAGACTTTGGTTTTACTCCTTCACCAAAAACGTCTTGTGGTAATAAAAGTAAAGATCCACTTATAGAAAGATTTAATTGTGCATTAGAACTAATTAAGTAAGTCGGATTACCATCATTTTTATATTGGTTGTAATATTTGTGGTCTAACGAATACCACAGCATTTTTGGATCTATACTTTGTGTTGTAAATACTCTTGAATAAAGTGAAGAACTTATGTTTGCAACAGCACCATAATATAAGTCATTTTCTGGGTAGAGAACTCTGTATATTTTCATTCCAAAGTTTTCATAGAACGTTGATTTTCCTGCAAATGTTTCGGTATCATCGCTAGCAAATTTCCAAAGTTTATTCGCTTGAAATGGTTTTACTTCAAAATCACCACGTTTCAATCTTTTACGAATAAGCGATACTATGTTTCCTTTTTGAAATGACATTAGTTAATTCTCATTTTTACTTCAAATATGTACGACTTATTGTTGTTTTTTATAATTGGTCTTTTTAATTTTCCAATAGCTAACAATTCGTTATTAGAATTATAAAGTCCGATTGATGTTATATAAGCATGAGGGTTGTCTTTAAAATAAGCGAATTTTAGTTCGTTTAAACTACCACTTGAATAACTTGGATTGGAAGAAAGATTATATTCATCTGTGTTAACTCTACAAAAATATGTTTGGTTCACTACTTTTTCGTTTGATCTTGCAAAAAATGAACCAGAGTAATTTCTTGCAGTTGTTACTGATGCAGATCCACTCAGTGATAGAAACAGTTTTGATATATTATCACCGTCTATTGATGCAGTGACTGTATTAAATGAACATGATTGATCTAAAACAGTTCCATCTAATATAATTACTCCCAACTTAGGATAAACCAATCCCCATGCATTGGCATCTTCATCTGCATAAACCCCATCTCTTTTTGAACCAGATACTAAGTTGTAAACTTCAAGTATATCTTCTCTGTCAGAAGTTGATTGTTTTGAGTCACCACTATCATCTATCAAACTAAATAATTCAGTTGAGGTTTGACTAACTTGTACATTACTTCCTGTGTTTATTAACTGATTAGAACTACCAGATAACGGAGTTAAAAATAACTCGAAATTACCAGCATCCAATCTATCTTTCAATAGATCTCTATCTAACTGGATTATATAAACATAGTCGCCATTAACTCCATTTTTGAATGGAAATCTGTCATTATCATTTCTTACATCACCAACACATTCCATCATGTATTTACGATACATAGTTTTTGATGGCATTAAATCTATTTCTCCACTAAGAAGTGATGATCCAGAACCAGCTATGTGACCAAATGATATGTCAAATTGTGGATTTGCATTGTAATTGTTTGGGTTTTCATTGTAAACAGAAAGATAGTATTTATCTCTATTCAAACCATTGGAACCAGTAAAAAATGTATTCAGTGCATCGTCATCACAATTCCAAATTGAAACCGTTCTGTTTTTCTTTATTACAGCAGATTTATCTTTTACAAATGATAATCGTTTAAACTTATAAACTTGATTATCATCTTCCGTCAATTCATTTATCATGTTGTCTATCAATTCATCAAAAGACTCAACAGATGGAAATGAAGTTGATGATACAGATGGATATGTGTGTCTATTTAATACTGGTCTAAAAACCCCAGATGTTGGGTCGCCGACTCTACCTCCCCCAACAAAAAATTTTTTCTGATTTGATAGATACTTTAAATACTTCTTTTTAACAAGTTCTTCAATCGCTATAAGAATTTCGCGAGAGAACATATTAGCATTTGCATTTATTGATTCAACATTTTTTTTATATCTATCCTTGATTTTATTTTCTAAATCAATTATACCCTCTATAAAGAATATTCTAGATATTGAAGATGAAGAAAATTCAGAATTAATATCATTCAGAAGTTCATTAAATAACCTATCTGCTTCATCTTCAACGTAAGTTTGAGGATCTGCAATATTCATGTAAGATAATGACATATTACCAATTCAATCTTATCTTAATTAGTAAATCAGTTTCAAATGTTTTCTTTATAGGTCTACTTAATTTTGCGATTGCAAGAAGTTGTTTGTTACTATTATATAAACCGACTGATGTTATGTAAGTTTGTGGATTTTTGATAAAACACTTATCGAAAACACTATTTGTGGAGCCAGATACAAATGTTGGATTATTACTATAATTAAACAAAGGTGCATATGCTCTTACAAAGTAATGACTCGTTGTTTTATATTTGACATTTCTTGCAGTGAGATAATAGGAGTCCGTTCTACTACTACTATATGGTGCGGCAGCACCACTTATAGACGTAAACAATTTGTAGGCATTGTCACCATTTATATTACTACCAGTGACGGTGTTGAATTCAAGTATCTCGTTAAGTCGTTTTGGATGTAGTATGACTATTCCAAGATTAGGATAAACCTTACCATATGTGTTCACAGATGCATTTTCATATTTACCATTTTCCAGAGAACCAGATACTATGTTATACGATATTAATGGATCACCATCGCATGTTTCTATTTCAGAATAGTCATCTGAATCATCTATTAGTCTTAATATGTTTTCGCTTCCAATTTGAACATTACTTCCTGTAAAGGTGTTGTTTGAGAATGAATCTCCATTTAAAGAACCCAAATTAATCTCAAAATTACCTGCATCCAGTTTGTCTTTTATTCCATTTCTGTTAAAGTTTATTACATAAATATCATCAGATTGTATGATAGAACTTGCACTTACAAATTCAAATTTTGGTACAAAAATACCAGAGGAAATACTTCTGGTTGATTCTAAACAAATCAATTGATACTGAGAGTAGATTGAATCGGTTGATGTTTTATTAGTTTCCTCGTCTTGAATAAACATTGAACCAGAACCACTTATATGACCATATGCAACTGCAAAGTATGGAATTTTACCACATGTTTCACAATCTGTTACTTCATAGTAGTAATTATTTGATGCAGTTGGTTTGGTTGAACTCGTGTAGTAACACTGCATCGAGTCATCACCACCGAAAAGACCCGTGGTTCCAGACTTTGTTCTATTCAATATAATATCTCTTTTTTTGTCAAAAGGTCTATAAACTTCTGGACCGTCGCTTGTTTGACATCTTTCATCAACTACTGGTCTTCTAACACCAGTATATGTTCTTGGATCTTTTATATCACCTTTTAGAATTACACTGTAATGTCCCCTTCTTGTCAGATTTCTATAAAAACAGCCTAAATCGGTGACTTCTACTTCCTCACAACCACAAGAGTCTAGTAATTCAAATCTTTTGCTAGATTCAATTACACTTACAACTACACCTCTTTCTGAGAATCTTCTTAGTTCTTCTGCATTACTTGTTAAAAATGCATTCGCAACTCCGTCGCAACATGATGGATCGAATTCACGAGAAGATTGTACAATTCTATCTTCAAATCCACCAGAAAATTCTGGATTGTTATAGTCAATTATATACTGACCTGGCAGAATTGTTCTTCTTATAGTTCCATTTGATAATCTACAAAATACAAATTTTGGATATGCTCTATAAGAAACTTGTTGGAATCTTTGTATTTGACCGATCTCACAACCAAAACCAAAACCAGATAAGTTTACTTTATTACCATCATTCAGTAATGTTGGTTGTGTATTGTCACCAGGAACTATTGTTACTAATTGAAGAAGTGACGGTTCGATCTGAAATGAATCATTTCTAGAGTATTGACTCCATTGTACCAGATTATTAACGGTTATTTCTTCAACACAAACTGGGTCTTTTGTTGGTGGTTCTTCTGTTTTCGTTAATTTACAAGATCCAACGTATTTACATTCATCACCTTCAATAACAATACCTAGTTGACTACCAATACTGGCACCAGTAACTGTATTTGTGAGAGGATATGAACCATTTGGGGAAGTTCCCGTAGTTCTATATGATTGTAAATCGGTAACATTAGATATTACGTTATTTGATGATAACCAATTTACAAAAAAATCTAATGAAAAATCACCATAACAATTACCCCAAAACTGACCATTTCCTGGGTATGTAAAGTTTTGTACTGTTCCATTTGGTCCTATACGTTGTAGTATAAGAGAAACTGCTCTATCAGGTTGACTAGGACCAGCTATTGGTGTATATGGACCTCCTAGTATATCATCATACGAAAAATACTGTATTAATACCGGTCTTCTTCCTACGTTACCATTATTATCATAGCACTCTTCGTAAGATAGAACAGATTTAGATCTAGCTATTAATACCCATCCCTTTAATGTTGCACCATTTGATGTTAATTGACCTGTTCCAAAATTAGGTCTTACCCAACAACACTCATATAATGGTGCGATAAGGTAACATTGAGTACCAGTTAGATTCTTGTGGTCTGGATAGTTTGATAGATTGAGTTCATTATTGTCTGAATCTACTAATCTGTTGTTTGTTTTTACTACCTGTGGTTGTCCAATATGATAATTATATGCAACACATTCTAACGCATCAAACCCTTCGTTACCACCACTTCTTCTAATTTCGGAAGAAACAGCAACTTGATTTGCCGAAAGTACGTTCCCAGTTATAGGGTCGATGTATAAATCACCAGATGCAATAGGAAAAGATTGTACTGGAACTCCATCAACGCCATTTATTTTAGTTTGAACAGCCATATGGAATTATTACCAATCTACTTTTACGCGAATAACTGCTTCTTTTTGAAATGTTTTTTGAATTGGTTTGCTGAGTTTTGCAACGGCTAACAATTCTTGACTATTATTATAAAGACCAATTGTTGTTATGTAAACAACTGGATCTGTTATCATAGATTGATATTTTACAGATGCAATACTTCCAGTTATAAAAGTTGGATTTATACTATAATTGTATTCTCCATTATACAATCTAACATAGAAGTATTGTGAAGATACGACTTCACTGGTTCTTCCTTGAAATGCGTAAGATGATGTATTAAATGCAATTGCACCACTTATTGAAGTAAATAATCTAAATGCATTATTTTGATTTATACTTCCTGTTGATGGAGATCGATTAGTTCCAAATGAAGCAGATGCATCGAGTGCATTACCATTAAGAACTATTACACCATTATCTGGATAAAATAGTCCCCATACAGTTGAACTTGCAGTATATATACCGTCTGTAATTGATCCGCTTCTGACGTTATAAACTCTACCGCCCTGTTGTGTGTATTCGATAGTTGATGCACCAGAATCATCGATAAGAGTAAATATATCATCACCCGTTGAAATAGATGCAGATGTTGTTGCATCAAGTTTACCAATACTTAATTGCCAATTATTAGTATCTACTCTATCTTTATATCTTGATCTGTTTATATTAACAATATATACATACTCAGACGTTTCACCATTTGAAAAAGTAAACAAATTTGTACCAGCATTTAACAAAAGCTGCTTATATTGAGAATAAATTGCTTTTGTTGGTAGATCATCTATATTACCAACACCTCTATCAGATCCACTTCCTTTTGTATCACCATAGGCAACACTGAATTGTGGTTCTGCACCAGTTGCAGTTGATGCGGTATTATAAACTTCATAGTAATATCGTTTTTGATTAGAAGATTGATACGAACTTGTGAAGACAAACTTTAAAGATGCCTGTGTTCCTGTCCATAACGGGGATGTAATGATTTCTTTATGTCCACCCAAAACATCCCTATCCTCAACAAATGGTGTAAATGTTGCTATCATAATTTTAGTATTCTAATCTTACTGTTACCGATAGTTCACTATTTAATGTCTTCTTAATTGGTTTACTCATCTTAGCAATTGCCAATAATTCACCTTCGTCATCATACATACCAATAGATGTTACATAGACAGTAGGATCATTTATAAATGACTTATCTGTAAGCACGTTATTAGAGCTACTGACATATGTTGGGTTATTTGAATACATTGCCAATGGGAGTGAATTTCCGCCTGCATCTGTATTTGATAGTGATGTACCTAATCTAGCAGGTACTCTTACATAATAATATGTGACATCCTTTACACTAACACTTCTTGCACTGAATCCATATCCGGCACCTTGTGCACCAGAACCACTAATTGACTTATAAAGTCTGAATGCATTATTTCCTATAACGTTACTTCCAGTTACAGTTCCTAAACTTGCCGAGGTATTTAATACATCTGCATCGAGTAGAATAACGCCCTTATCTGAGTAAACAAGTCCGTAATAATGAGGAGCGGATGGATTATATATGCCATCTGATATACTACCACTTACAAGATTTCTTACATTTGAAGGCAGGCCACCATATCCAAGTGAATCATTTGTGTCCGCCGAATCATCTATGAGTCTTATTACGTTATTTGCACTCGCAATTGTAAGTGCGCTTGCAGAAGCGGCAGAATCCATCTTTGCAAGAACCAATTCAAAATTACCCGGATCGAGTTTATCTTCAAATCTGTCTCTTGATATGTTTACGGCATAAAAATGTTGTACTGAACTACCATTTGCCAATGTAAATCTAGTTGGCGCTCCAGTTGCTGCAGGAAGAGTTGGGTCTCCTTCTAAAAGCATTGTCTTATATTGTGAGTATATTGCTCTTGTTGGTGTATCTCCAATTTGCCCACCTACACCCATAGATCCAGAACCTGCTACGTGACCATATGCAACAGAAAACATATTTTCATCACCACATACAAGAGAAGCGGAGCTCCAAATTTCATAGTGATATGTTTTTGAATCGGATGATTGGGCCGAGCTTGTGAAAAAAGTCAAGAGCTCACCGAGATTTGCTGCCCAAAGTCCTTTTGTTATCAATTTTTTTTGTGTGTCTGGTTCTACGCCAGCAAGGGTGTGCTCAAAAGCCAGTCTGAGACCATAATCTCCACCGCCGCCATTTAGACCGAGTGGTTGATTTAACTGTATTACCATTTTTATACCTCAATTACGTTTATTACTGTTATTCAAATTATACTGATCTTGAATCGTCGCGACGGATTGTAATAGGGATTACAACTCTACCACCAGTTTCGTTTCCAGTTATTATAAGTTTTGTAGCTTTTAATAGACCATCATCAATGTTCGCAACATTTGACCTTGCTTGGAGATTAATTGTAATCTTAGAAGAGTCTGACTGTGGAGTAACATTTGCCACCTCCGATGTAGCTGTTCGTGCACCAAGTGTACCGGTTGTTCCTACCAAACTAACATTCGAATTAACGCCATTGTTAGTTGTACCTTCATTTACCATTGTAACATACGTTGAATCTAAGAGAGTAACATTATATCCAGCAGAAGAATTTAAAATTGTACTTAAACCATTATTAGGTCCACCAGGAGTTCCACCACCATAATAGAAAGTTTCTATATCAACTGATTTAGGATTTGATGGTTTTATTTCTAGTGAAGTAACACTAGCTTGAAGAAATGGTATAGCCACAGAATTTACAGGAAGAGTAATTAATGGATACTTCATTGATTGAGTTTCGTCTGGCACTGCTTCTGTAATTGGCATATTTTCAATTACCACACCATAATAATCAGATCCAAGTGGGTGTGCTGGGTTCCACAAATCGTAGTCAATCTCGTCATCTGCTAAAGCAAATTGTGTAATATTAAAAGAGCCTCTACCTTGTGCTAAAAGTTCTCTTCCTCTTTTTGTAAGAATTGCATCTACTGTAATAGTGCTGTTATCTAAATAACCCATTTTATTCTCCTCATAAAAATACTTTGTTTACTCTAAAATAAATATCATCTTGTTTCTAAATTACCACCACGATTTGTTGTGTTGTAGAAAATTTGTTCTGAGTCAACTATGAAAATTTCAACAACCGCCTTGGCATCTGGTGTATTTGTTGTAGATACATTTACATCAGGTCCAGTTAATTTACTTCCCAAAAATCTATGGTGTCTTAGACCAGTCGTCAAATTTTCTTGATTTAGTATATCTGAACCAGTCAATGATGATGATCTATATATACCTGAAAATTTTTGAGCTGAGCTATCATAGTATAAATAGTAAGTATTATAAAATCCATCTCTTCTGTATGATGAAATTTGTTCAATAAAATTTTGTACTTTATCTAATCTACTTTGAGTTACCCAACCATTACCATATCCGTAATCAATACTTAAACTTCCGGATTTTATAATATTAAATCCACCATTAGTAAAGCTTGCAGTTATTGCAATTTGTACGTCGTCTTCAATATTATTATACGATGCATTTGATGAAAAGATATTACCATCAACTGATATATTAACTCCGTTATATGTTGTTTCAAAGCTAGCTCTTGAAGTTTGATTAATATCTGTTTCTTTTGTGTTGTAAGTGTTATCTGTAAATTTATTCGGTGTTTCTGAGGTTAGTGAAGTTTCGTTTACATTATACGAAATATTTAATTTTTCAGTTATAGATAAATTTATTAGACTTTCTTTTGTTGTATAGTCAACATTTGGTGTTTGTATAACGCCTACATCTATCAAACTGTTTTTTGTTGTGTAATCAACATCCGGTGATTGTTTTATATCTACATCTATCAAACTGTCTTTTGTTGTGTAATCAATATCCGGTGATTGTTTTATACCTACATCTATCAAACTGTCTTTTACAACATATTCAACATCGGGTTTTTTTCTTAATTCTAAATCAATTACTACTTCTTTTTGAGTATTTTCTAAATTAAAAGATTTATCTTTCTTTAAAAATGATTCTTTTGAGGTATAATCAATTTTCAATGACTTTGAAACAGGCAATTGTTTTGTTGAATTTAATATATATTCCGAAGGCAATTCTTCTTTATATAAATCATAATCGCCTTGAATATCATCGATTTCTCCTTCATTTTCTTCAAATCCAATTAAAATAGTTCCTTCTTTTACATTATATGTTGCAAAAGATGATACGGATGCAGAAATTTCATTTGAAGGTATGCTGTTGTTACTATCTGCCGTAATATTTCTTCCTATCCCACCAACCTTTGAACGTTCAAGAACATTTGGTTGAATTACTACACCAAGAATTGGATTAGTTCTTGCAGGTAATGTTTGTCTAATTTGATCAAATACACTAAAATCAAAAACTGAAATCAATTTAAGATATGCAGTAAAATCATTTCTGTTAGAATATTTTTTCCAGTAATCTCTCGATAACCATTTTAAATTAGGATATTCATTCTTTGATATGTTACTATATTCTCCTATATAGTCGTCAAGCTGTGTATAACCTAAACTTTCGTATATATCCTCATTTATAACATCCTGTGGTGAGAATGCGATCATAAGTCTATCAGAATCATTGGAATAGAAATCAAATGCAGATATTTCAGCACTTCTATCTTTAGATAGACCTCCAATCAATGATCCAGAATCAATACGAACCTTTTCTGCATATGGTGTGTTGTTTGCCAGAGTGGCAACTTCCATATAGTAGTTTTCGTTTATGGATTCAAAAGAAAATTGATTAAACCCAACAAATGTTGCAATCTTTGGAGAGGTTTCAAAGTATGTTTGATTTTGATTTGGATGAGAACTTGATAAACTTGTTGTTACGGCTACATCAAATCTCTGCCAGAACTTAAACTGTGCCTGTAAATCATAGTATGAGGATGTCTCTGTGTTTCCATTGTATGATCTTGGTGCAAGTACATGATTATTGAAAGAGCTGGTATTAAGATTGTTAGACCAATATCTCAATTCAAAAACTGAACCAGATAGTATCTTGTCTGTCTGTTGATTTGAACCAGAACCAATATACAATGTACCGTCAGAAACCCATGCCCTGTTTACATCTGGATCAACTGAACCATTTACAGTTACACTCGCTGATCTCTCTACTGCGATCTTACCGTATTTTGCAGTTTTTAAAATAAGATCGTATGTTTGATTTGTTGACGTTAGATCACTAAATTGACTTCTTTTTATCAAAAGATTCAGTGGAACATCATCATACAAATACTCATCGGTTATAGATGCTGATTTATAAGAAGTACCGTCGCCAATGTAAAATGTTAATGATCCTTTTTCTGGATCTGTTCCATTTTTGTTTACAGTGACAAACCAATCTACTCGACTTCCAACATTTTTTTGTAAAAGTGTTTGTTCTGGATCTAAACCGTATGCATAGGTATCTTCTGGTTCCATCTTCCATCTGAAAGATATTGCGTCAGGATATGACCATGTACCATCTACCTCACTTACCTTTTCCCACGGAATTGATATGTAACTCTGAGTTGGTGGTGTTGGGAAGCTTCCTTTAAAGTTTAGATAGTATGTATGTTTTTCCCACTCTGCTCTTGGTATTAATCCAAGATCGGCGTTATCAGGGCCACCAAATTCACGAATTGTAAGTAATGTCTGTGGAATACCATATGCAGCTAGCAATGCTTTTACACCACGAGCAGTACCTTTTGATTTGTAAATATAAGGAAGATTATTAAATATACGTCTCCAAACTTCCTTTGTTCGTTCTTCATCAGACTTTGTAAAGTATCTACCTACTGTTGTTTTTCCAGTCCAAATTGGATCACCACTACCACTAATACCAAATGCATATTCCCAAAGGTCTTTTGCCTGTGTTCCGCTTGATAGAGTCCATCCGAGATTTCGAGTTGCTTCATATATTAAATCTTGCGATAAACCATCTTTTGGATTTTCTTCTCGAAGATTTTTTTTAAGAATATGATCTGTGTATAAGTAAATTATATCGAAATGTTGACCTATCATGTTAACGAATGTAACAAACTGTTCGTTATCTCCGCTGTCTAACAAATGTTCTGGTATAGCCTTATTCAGTGAATTGTAATTTTTAAGATCATAATCTACTGACTTTGTAATTAAATCCTTATACCAATCATCTACTATGTTAGAGCCACTTGGATATAATTTAAATTTCCCTTCCTTTGTTGCAATATGGTAATCACTACCAGTTACCTCAAATTTAGGATATGGTGTTATTGATGCCGTTTGTTGATACGTGTAATAATTACTGGCAGTTGTTTCATAGTATAACCACTTCTCAAAGTTATCAAATCCAGAAATTGTTTTATCTCGGAGTGATTTTATTTTTATTTTGTTTGAAGATATTGATCCAGTAAATGTCTCCAATAACGAAAGTTCATTATTGTATCGTTCAATCATTTCTACTTTATAAACAAAGTTATCGACTCTATCCTCGGCCGAAGAATAGAATATGAAATTTTCAAATTCTCTGTAATCTATGTTTAATTGAACGGGTAAATTACTAGATGATATATACCTATCGATTATTTCTTGAGAAGTCTGTACGTTTGAAGATAGAATGTCATTCCAAGATTTATATTCTGTTTCCGTTGTTGTCCAATAATCATAATCTACTTCGAAATTAGGACCTTTAAGTGATGGTAACTGTGTTTGTATTTCTTCTGGGATATGATTTATTGTGTCAATAAATGGTTTAAGAAGTTGCTCCTGAACCCAACACTGAAAATACAGATCTAGATCGGTTGGTAGTCCTTCGTATAATTTTACGAAGAAGCTAAACTTACTTCCATCCGATATAAGATTAAGTACATCTACTACTTTATTTTCACCAAAGTTTAAAACTACATTTGGTAATATTTCTTTCGATTTTAAATAAGATAAAACAAAGTTTGCAAGTAATTCTTGATCTTGTACAGAAGATCTATCTATTAATGTTAATTCTAATTCAGTTCTATCCGGCGAAACTTTTGATATAAACATTTTTGGTGCATCAAATGAACCAATTATGTTTCTAAAAAAGTTATAAACTACTTTATACGTTCCAGGTGGATTTTCTGATTTATCAAAATCTCTATGTAAATCAAGTGATATTACAGGTGCAGAAGAATTTGCCGAAGGTGATTCTATTCTCCAACCGTCAACATCATATAACGATGTTAAGTACGCACCATTTGGTAAAAATGTATGAAACTCAACAACAGTTTCATCAGTTGAAACTGATGGGACCAAAGGTGGTGTCTTTTTTAGAAGTTTCAAATCTTCAACTGGGACTCTTACTCCCCTGATTGGAAGATTTGACTCTAAAATATCATCTATATTTTTGTATTCAAAGTTTGCCATAATTAAATTATTCTACCTCCAGGATTACCAGCACCACGAGCATCACCAGTATTAGTTGATGCAGAACCAGTCGCACTGGTTGGTCCTCCGATTGAACCACCCGTTCCGGTGCCACCACCCATTCCGGTGCCACCACCCGTACTTCCACCACTCGAACTGTTTCTCAGTGAATTTATAGTTGCTTGTAAAGCGGCTATCTGTGTCTTTAGTAGTGCAATTTCGCTGTCTTGTGATGCATTTTTACTTGCACCCTGTGAAGATACATTTTGAGAAAGTGAATCCAATGCAGAGTTAATACTGTTAATTTGATTAGCAACACTTGACTCTAGTTCAGATAATGTAGTTGATATTGTTTCATTCAACTGATTAATAGTTTCGTCTTTCTGTCTTAATTCTTCGTCTTGTTGTAGTGTCTCAGTTGCCAGTGTATCAATAAATCCTTCATGTTCAATTTGTGCATCAATATACATCTGAACTTCTTCTTGTTTTACTTCTATTATTTTTTCTAATCTTTGAACCTTTGCAGTTAATCCTGTTATAGAATTTTCATTTTCTATTGTTAGCTTGGTCAAATCTGTTAAGAATGTATCAATGTCACTTACATTTGCAAGTCTATCTAAAAGATTTAGTTCAGCGGAAACTGCTTCGGGTAAAGATTGAAAGTTTCTATCTATTATATAATCGAAATCTTTGAAGTAAAATCTTTCATCCAATATTGGTAATCTATATCTTCCACTATTTTTATAAAGATTTTCAAAAGTTATTGCTCTATCAAAATTATCCCTTAGATTTTTATCAAAATTGATAGAACCAGATTCGTTCAAAGAGAGTTTGTTTTTTGATTCTAATAATGAATCAAATAAAATCTGTAATTGCTCAGAAGGTAATACTCCATTTGATGAGCCAGTTGGATCTATTAGTTTTCGAACTATGTAATAGTCAAAAGTATCTAAGTTGTACCTAGATACACTTTCCAATGTATTTTGTATTACAGTAATCTCTGATGGATTTGTTGTAAGTAATTTTTTAATTTTGTTTTGTTCGTCTATAAAATTTCTAACAACTTCATATTCATAAGATTGTTTAAATGATTTTAATCTTTCTAATAAAGTACTACCTGCGTTATTTTTAGAAACTTTTTTTAATACAACTGACCTAGACTTAAAAAAGTCATAGAATTCGTTTATGGTATTGTAATATATATTTGGATAAGTATCAAGTATTGATTCCACTTGCAGTGGATTTATATCTTCAAGAAAAAGAAACTCAACTAAACTAATCATCTTATTACCTTAAAGTAATAGTTGTTATCAAATATTTGAGTAGTATCTCCACCGTCTGTTTCAACTTTTATCAAAACTCTGTAAAATCTTTCAGGTTGGAATGAGTCCATCCACAAATTGAAATAGTTTCCATCAGCGTCACAGCTGAGTTTTGTACCGATTTGATTAAACGGTAAAATAACTTCGTCAGTGTGGGCATCTCGTATTTCATAATACGAAGAAGTCGGTAAGTAATATTTTTCAGTGTAGTATGACTGTGTTGTGTAAGTTTTTTGTGGGTATCTTTGATTTGCATACACTCGCACCTTTGCCTTTTCAGATTCGGAGTAGTATTTTTTCAATCTAACATCAACGATTAGATTGTCATCACCTATTTCTGATAAGCTTCCTGTTACAAACGCAGAATCATCCCATACTGCATGAAGTCGTGGTACATATATCGTGTTACTATCTGCACCAAAAAACTTTAATGAATGCACCGTCTCTAATGACTTTTCAGTTAAGTCACTGAATTTAAGAATAAATCCATCATTTTCAAATCTTCCAGAACCAGTTATCCATTTATTAACGATAGAAGTAACATCCATGTATATATCAGATGATTCAAAGGAGAATGATTGTGTACATTCTGCACCGTCCCATGTCCACCATGTACCACCACCCTCCGATGATAGGTATGATGATGTTACATTTGCCGATATATTTATTCCGAATAAAGAATCCGCATCGACCCATGTATCGGAAACTTCGTCCCACTCATAACTGTCAATAGTTGGTGGTATATCCCATTCTAAACCAACAGATTTTGATGATTTATATTTCCAAGAAACACCATCAGTTGTTATTGGTTTATTGTTGTATCTACCACTACCATTTGTCCATGAGCCACTGAGTGGATAAGAGTAAACTGTGTATTCTTGTGGTATTTCTTTAACTTCGGATGATCTAAGAGATAGATAATATCTAGCACTACCAGAATCTATTTTACCAGATCTTACTTTTGATTCTATATCCGATACATCAAACTTTATCAAAACTCTACTGTTATACAGTGATGAAGTACCAACCAATTGATGTGAAATTTCTAGTATAGAATCCAATCCAGTATTCAGGGATTCGGTTCTTTCATATATTGTTGAATCTCTTTGAGCATATATTGTGTATATCATCCGAATGCCCTCACTCTACCGATAATATCATTATCAGGATATTTTATTTCAAAAATAGATGGGTCAAGAGATGGAAAAATAATACCATCTTTTGTTGCTTGATCGATATTATATGCGTTAGGAGAGTACCCAATAGATGGGTCTGTAAGATTTGTAAATCTCACATCTACTACCGTTTGAACTCCTTCTACTTTATCCAATTCCGTATAAACGTTACTAATTACAATTGGTTGATTGATTTGCCATCTCTTAATATCGAAATATCTTTTTAGTCTATCAATACATCTGAGGACTACTTGGTTGCCGTTTTGATCTGGCATTGTGATTATGTCAAATTCAATACCAAGATTTATTATATATGCATCTTTGATATTAATTGCATCTGTTAAGATTCTGTGGTATGCAAGATATGTTTTTAAATTGTCTTTCGTTGCGTCATTTATCTTAGTTAATTTATTGTCAGCATCATATCCTAGTACATAAAAATTCAATGCCAAAGGATTTGATATTCTTTCACTGTTATAAATTGACTCTTGAGTTAATTGATCGTCTTTTGTAATGTATGCCTTTGCAATAGAACCATATTTTTGTGGTAGACTATAAGCCCTAATGATATAATCTTCTTTTGTTACCGCACGATTTTGTGAGGCAAAATAAGCAAGTGCATTTTGACGGATTTCATTAATGTCTTCTCCGTCTTTTGCACCAGAAGCTGGTTCTGGGTTTGTGACGGCTAAGCTAGCAATTGTTTGATTATATATTGAGTCATTTAATCCGGTTTCATCCAGTAATATTGTTCTTGAAATAATACGATTTATAGTATCACTCGGAACATTATCTTTGATACCACCACCTTGTGTGTAATAAACAGTTAAAGTTGTATTGGTAGGTGCAAGACCATAAGTCTTTGTATAAAGAAAGTTCGATGGATCTATATCAACCGATGCAGCTGATTCTATACCAGTGAGTGAGGAACCGACTAAATCTGGGTTTGGTATTAGAATTTCGTCATCAAGATCGGACACACCTGCGCCAAATTGTATTTCCAATGAACCATTAGCCAGTTGTCTTGTTATAAATCTTCTTGATACTTTTCTAAGTTTAAGAAGATATGGTGTTTCGTTTCTATAAACAGACAATTGTCTATCATTTCTTGCTATATTTGGTGTTGGTTCAAATATTGTATCTTGTGCCAAGTATGGCACGTGATACCATTTGTTCCCATCGGAATCAATTGCGTATAAAACATCTATTATATTTGTATCTTCAAGAAAAACCTTATCGTAAGGTTTTGGATCATTGAAATCATAAGTTGCGGTTCTTATTACACCAGAAACTGCATTTATAGACTTTTTCAATAGATAATACGTTGGTTCTTTAGAAATATCATCATATTCAAATACAGAAACTTCAGTTGGATCTATACTGCTACTATGCTTGAAATCTAAATAATCAATCGTTCTGAATTGTGAAGTTACATTATTATTGTCAGATGCAACAACCATACCGGGTTCTATTGCAAATGCGTATGAATAATCTGGTCTGTTATTTGTACCACTTCCAATTGCAGGGACTAATTGAAAAACGTCCAACTTAACGTTGGCAGCTATCTTTGTTTTTGGTTTGTAACCAAGAGATTGTGCAATGTTTAATATGTTTTGACGTTCAGTTGATTGGAGTATCAATGATTCTTGAAGTGTTGTATCTGTATAATATGATAGGACATCCCCAACATATGCAGCCATTTCCAAGAACATCATACCAGGCGATGACTCATTAAAATCTTGGTATGTATTTGGAAAATAGTTCTTAGCAAAATCAATAAGATTCTGCTTTAAAGCTGGAAAATCTCGTGAGAGATACCGTATATCTTTTTTTACTAAGTCCGCCATTATTATACTGCCTCTTCAATGGTCAAATTACCTGTGTCAGATATAAATATCTGAATCGGCAAATATATGTTCGTTCCTACGATTTGAAGTTCCAACTTTATTCCAATTGCATGAGATGGATCATTTACTCTACCATCTTCTGTCATATTAAGATTTACTTCTAAATTAGTTACACTAAGATACGGAAGCCACGTTGATATTGCAGAGATAATTTCCCCACGTATTCTATCAGCAAATGAATCCTCACTTGTTATGTTTTCAAACAAAATGAACTTTAATTCTGTTCCGAAATCGGGCTGCATATATCGTTCACCTTTTGCAGTAAGCAAAAGATTTTTTACATTAGAAAAAACTTGAACTCTATTCGTGTAACTTTGATAGAATACACCATTCGGGTTATTAAACGGTATAGTTACACCAATGGGTTTGGTATATTGGTTTATAGATGAACTAGGTTCATTTATAATGATCGTTTTTCTTCTGTATATAGCCAATTATTAACTCCCTTTTTTCTCGTTGATCTTTGCCATCAAAGCAGAATAATCTCGTGTAAGTGCACTAGCAACTTCTGGTGTCACCTGTGATGGATCTACTCCCGTTGGGATTGCCCCGTATGGATTTGAGTAAGCATTTAAATCATTTGACGTAAACCCAAATTCAGATTCCATATCTGAACTTTCTTCTAGGGTTCTTCTCGTTTCGTTTAAAATGTCTTGAATACTTGAAAAATTACCACTTGGTTGTATCTTCTTCTTTTGTACAGGTTTTTCTGCCTTTTGATACATAGACAATCCTTGTTGAATAGATTCATTTGTGGATTTTTTCTTTGATTCATTTTGTTGTTTTTTCATAGCATACTCTATCTCTTCTCTTATGATAGAGCGAATTTCTTTTAGAAAATTCTTAGTATCCATTTTAACATCCTTATTGTTTTAACTTATTGTAGAAATATTGTGTCCATTTATGACGTAATTGATAATCATCGGAGCTTCCTTTTACTATACCAGTTATTGTTTTTGTAGTCAAAGGACTGACATTATTTACAAGCAATTTATCTTTTCCTCTGAAAAACTCCAATGAAGTTATAACAGCCCATATTGGGTCATTTGGGTTAGCAGTAACATCTGGATAAATGATAAAGTGACCCGATTCTACTTTTCTTGGTACTGCACCAGGTGGATCGTTTTTTGGATCAGAACCTTGAACTATTGGTCTAAAATCATCATATCCAGTAACCGATTTTGCTTTTGACTCACCACCACCTGCCTCAGAAAAACCAGCAAATTTTTCATCAAATGCAATAAATTTTGGTTTGAAAGTACTTTGAATTAAACCGTGTCCTCTATAAGTATATCCCTCAGTTGTTCCTTTATTTCCATCTTTTGCGGGAGATATTTTGTTGAAGGTATTACCACCTCTACCTCTTCCACCAGATCTAGCTTCATTTCTACCACCATAGATTATGTCTGCCCATCCATTTAATGCGGATGGTGGTCTTTTTACAACTTCTCGTGCTTCTCTTAAAGTTATTCTGTTTGGCCATACTTTTGCAAGAGTTGATGGTCTATAACCCATTCTCTCTGTTTTAGGATATATACCAGACTCGGCCATACATTGTCCCATAAAATTAGCGAGACGTTCTGGTGTATCTATATTGTAAGGTGCGTTAACTATGAGTGGTAAGGACTGAACAAAAAACTTTGGAGTATGTTTATCCGATCCAAGAATTGATTGTGCCTTTGATAAGAAAGACTTTTTTTCATTGGGAGTTTTTGTTGACTTAACAAAGTCATTTGATTTTTTTGTTAACTCAGTAGAACCAAGTCCACCCTTTGGACTCCGTGTACCTTTTATCTTCGAGTCTTCTTTTTCTATTTCTGGTAGTCTGTATTCCTGACCATTATTATTTTGTTGATTTCTATTTCCAGACCGAGGAGATACTGGTTCAGTTTGTTCCACATCTTCTTGGATTATGAGATCATCAAAATTATCTATACGTTGATCAGATAGAGTCTTTCGATCCTGGCTTGTTGTTCTTGGTTTAGTATCTTGTATAGTATTTAGTCGTGCCATATTAGTCTAATTTATCATAGTTAAGTTTATCATTAAGACCTTGACTATCAAATGAACTATCAGGTCGTTTATTTCCACCTTCTTCTGTTGGTGTTTGGTCTAAATATTGATTATAACGTTTATCGTATTCCCAAGTTTCGGCATTATACCCACGTTCACCGTAAACAGTTGCATATTGACCTGTTGATGCATCTTCTGTTTCAGTTGGATCTTGTAGTGTAAGACCAGCACCCATAACACCAGTCGGCATAACTTTATCTGCCAAATCTGTTCCCTGTGGGTCTGTTTTCTTTCTAGTTGGTTCTTGACCAGCTTCTCTTCGTTCCCTGATGGATTCTCTATCTGCTGCTGATGATCTTGAATCTTCGGAAGGTCCAGCAGTTTTTTCATTTACAAATGCCAAACGAGATTGTAACTTTTCAATCTCTCGTTGAAGTTGTAATAGACTTGTTCGTATTTGTAAAAATGCAGGAGTGTTTATTGGAGGTCCAGATGGACCTACACCAGTAGGTACAGTTATTTGTGTAGTTGTTGTTATGAACTTAGATAGAATATCACACAATGTGTCCAACCAGTCCATAGTTCTATCTCCAAGAAGAATTGGAGACGTTGCATTCAAACCTAGATTAATTCGTTTTGATTCTGTTTCTACTAATTCCTTACCATCTAACGAAATAATTTTTTCAGATGATAGACCAATACTTTCTTTACTATATGCCAGTATTTCTTGCTTTCTTGCATTAAAGATCAATCTATCTGATGTAATCAGTACTTGATTGCCGCCAAAATCATTCTTCTTGTACAACTCAATTTCTTTATCCTTGATAGAAGGAGTATATCCAGATGCCTGTTTAAATCTAATAGATTGACCAGAAGTCATCCATATTGATGCATCATCTTCATCTGGGTTTTCAGAAATAAATTCATTGTACTTTTTATTTTTGGGATTTGTTCCGTTTGAAATTATCAGTATAGGATTTCCAGTTTCTCCGAGACCTTTTTGCCATATTGGTCTAACCGGATATGTTCTTCTCTCATCAACGGTAGAACTAAATCGTATTGACTGTCCCCATCTACCTTCAATAATAATATCACCCGAATATGGTTGTAAAGGAGAAACATCCAGTCTTTCTGGAAACGCTGGATCAATCGTTGATTTTACATCTAATCTTTTATTTGTTGAGGAGTTTACACCGTCCTGTGCATTTTGTCTTTTTTTATTATCTTTCGCTGTTAACTTTTTATTTGTCTCATTCACCCCAGGTAAGCCGTTGTGGTGAACAGAACTTTGTATTGATACAGGATTTGTATAGTAATACTCTTGTGTTGTTCCGAAGTAACTGTTGTAAGCAGTTGGTGCTTTTAACAACATAACTACTTCACCAATTATAGGTATGTTCTTTATATTTGCATCAAGTGCTCGAGCTTGGATGAGATTATACGAAGCCTGTGATCCAAACGCACCTATAATTTTACAAACGATTGTATAGAGCTTTTCTTTATTCTTGCCATTAAAGTCAACGTCAACTACCTCGGCAGGTACTAGCTCATATTCCTTCCCGTTTATTATGGTCTTTTGGGGGTTCATTTACTTTATTTTCCTCTACCTCATCTCCGATGGATTTAATCTCTTTTAAAAGAGCGTCTTTTTCTTCGTCTGTTAAAAACGAATTACCTTCTTCACCTTTATTGTTAACCATTCGCTGAACAACTGCGGCTAATTTTACAAGATGTTCATCATTTTTTACAGCAACTTCCATATAATCTTTAATAACAGGAACTAGAATTGCTGCGTCATTTATTCCAGTGATTAGTGGTTTTAAATCCGCAATCAAAAGATTGATTTGACGATCTTTCTTCTTTTGGTTTTCGTAAATGTCTTTCAACAAATCCGAAAACTTTTTACTTCCAAATATTTCTGTATCAAAGCTCATATACTATAACTATATTAGTCCTCAATAATGTCTTTAAGGTTATACCAATCTAAATCTACTATGTTAGTTCCGTCGCAATATTCTTGGTATAATCTCATGTAAATGTTTTTTACTTTTGTTATCACATTAGTTATGTACTGTGTTTTTACACCTGTTCTTTCTCTGATCAGAATATACAACGCCTTTTTATTGTAGTTTTCAATGTTATCTCTAGTTTTAAAGAGATAGATTATGGAATCTGCAACTTGTATATCTCTATTCTTTGTGAATATCAATGGTAGGTATTTTTCCATTAAATCAACAAAGATGTTTATAAAGTCAGATTGTTCATCTATGAACTCACTTCTTAGATGTTCATTTACAATATTCCGTTCTCTATCAATCGTATCTAAATCATATTTCTTCTTATACTGATAGTAGTTTTTGTTATTCTCTGCTATAAGATAATTCTTGGCTACTATTGAAAAATAAGAAAATGCCTTACCATTTCCTTCTTTATACTTGTCTATTTTTTCATGTAAGAACGTAACCACTTCGTGTTTAACATCTTCATGTGAAACATCAAAGTTATAGAACTTAAAACGGTGTATCATTATCTCGGCCATCTTATAAAAAGCTGGATGTATCTTCTCCGTATATATCCTATTTCTTACATCTCCGTCTTCACATTTTATGTATTCTATGATAGCGTTTTCGGTATCTTGAGTAAAATAGATATTCTGTTTTTTTCGTTTTGTTTCCATTAAACTCCCCCTATTTCACCAACGATTTTTGATTTTATTCCATCATTCTGATCACTTTCGTCTTCATCATCTTTGTTTTCAATTTCAAGATACAGTGCAATATCGTTGATGATTTTCTTGAGTTCTTTAAAGAAATGACCTACTTCATCGTCAGATTCAAACGCACCAATCCTATCTAATTGTTTTAGATAGGATTGTTGGCTTAATACACGAGATCTTATTGCGATAATGAAATCAACATTCTCTTGTGCAACAGTTTCAAGTACTTGGTACTTTGTATAAAGATTATATATCACATAACAAGATGTTAATAACAGTAACACTAAAAACAAAACAATAAATACCATATTAACCTCTTGCGAATTTCGGTTCAATTATAGTATCAATTACACCGAGTTGTAATGCTTCTTCTGGTGAAAGATAATAATCCTTGATTGTCTTGTCCTTCCAGAACTCGTCATTCTTATTTGAGTTCTGACTCATTATTGTTACAAGAATTTCTTCTAACTTTTCCATATGTTGTACGTTTGCCTTCATATCGGATGACTTACCGTAAATACCTGAAGACATTTCATGGAACATGATTGTACTATTCTTTGATGCGGCACGAACACCTGTTCCAGAACAAAGTAGAAGTGCTGCAGCTGACATCGCTCGTCCTCTACAAATTGTGTTTACCTTTACATTGAGTGACTGAATAAAGTCAATCATACCAAGTGCCTCGTACACATCCCCACCGTCAGAGTTGATAACAATATTAATTGGATCATTACTCTTATCGTCACTTCTCATGTGAAGAATTGCCTTTATTCTCAACATAAAGTCGTAAAGGGTTCCGTCGGCAATATCTCCAAACATATAGATTGTTGAAGATTCAACATCAATACCATAATCAATTTGAGAAAGTGCTTCTTTCCATTTTACTGGAAGGTCTTCACTCGACTGATTGTTTTTTGATGTGGTCTTTTCTTCTTTCGCATCGTCATCATAGAAATTCTTCATATTACCGTCTCCTATTCTTTTTTTTGTTGTTTGTAACTCGTTTATTAAACTCGGTAATTATCTTGTCATCGAGCGAATCTTTCTTCTTCTTTTTTGTCTTTTTATCAGAACTTTTTATTTCAGTTGGTGGTAATGTGCCGAACAGTTTCTCTTGTAATTCGCCTTTGTGATATACATTCCCGTCTTTGTCTACAAACTCTGCCATAAATTTCCAACCACGTGGATAACCAGACGGTTTCTTTTCTTCTGGTGGTGGCGTCATTAGTGCAGTACATTTCCAACATAAAGCACTTTCTGATTTTTCATCAACAAGGACTTCTTCGTAGCAGATTCTACCTTTGAAGTACTTACCACCGGCTTTACTATTTTGACACAAAACATATTTCATAACTTATCTCCTAAACGGTCTGTTTGGTATCCAAGGATTTTCTACAATTTCAACTTGAACATTTTCCGATTTAGGTTCTTCTCCATAAAATTCTTTTTGTCCATTATCTTTATTATCACTCGTTTCAATTGGAGTGTTGATAAATATACCACTTTTCTTTGGATTTTTCAAATCTTTATTACGTCTCTTTTTTTTCTTGATGGTAACTACATCAGTATGAGGGACATTTGTTTCCTCAACCAAAACCTTATCTTGAAAAAAATCTGGTTCCTCCAATGGGGGCTTGGATTCAATTTCTTGTCCAAGTTCGGTTAGTTCATCCAAAATATTATTCTGTTTTTCTTTTTGAGATAGATGATTAGCAGCAATAACTAAACTAACAGCAAGTGGATCAAATACAATAACAAGAATAATGATAAACCAGTTCACAACTATATCCATTGGTATTCCAGTTATTCTACTGAGATAAAGTAGTGGACCAAGTTCTGATGAAAATGTTTCGTTATTCAGAGTTAGTTTTGTTTGCTCTATTACAGCAATCGAATCTGAAAGTGCAAATGACTTCTGAGTAAGTGTGGAAATATCATTATTTATATTCTCGGATGATTTATCAACAGATGCAATATTCTTTGATAAACCACCAGTTCCTCTTTTCTGTGTCAGTTGCTGGGTGTAAGCATTTTGTTGTGAAACTCTGATCTGATCCAACGATTTAAGACGTGTATTTTTGTCTTCCACTGCCTTGTCTAATTGTATCTTTTGTTCCTCGAACAACTTTTTCTTTTGATCAAGTAGGGTTATTTCATTCTGTGTTTTGTAAATAACCTTCGCGGTTTCTTGGTAAGAATTAGTTAGGTAACCATAGACACCAATGGAAGTAATTCCCATAAGAACTACTGCAGCGGATAGAAGATATGTCTTAAAAAGAAGTCGGAGTGTTTTGAAGTGGTCATGTAAGAATGTTACAACAACAAGTTTGGATAATTCCAACATTGCAGCCATACCAATAATAGACCAAGAGCCACCAGAAAATAGTTTAGATATTCCGAATATAGAGTAATATCCAGAGAATACCGCCAATCCAATCGCACAAAACCAAATAAGATTTTTGAGGTTGAATATTTTAAATGACATAATTCTACTCTTAGTATCTTACCAACTCTACTTCTTTTGTGCCGCTATGATTTGAAACAATCTTACCACCTTCGTATGAAAGAGAATTAATATACTTCTTAACTTCATTCTCACTTGTGTCCCAACTAAATCTAAGTTCCGCAAAGAAATCATCTAATGAATTAAATTTGTTTTCAGTTGGATCCAATTCCAACGTTTTACCAACATACTTAAATCTTTGATTTCTCACAGATGATGGTATAGATTCAGATATATAAGTTTCTGATGTTATACCTGCAAGTTCCAATAATCTTTTCATTTTCATTTGAAATCTCCATTAGTATTACGATATTCTAGTAGTGCCAGTTCTTTAGCTTTACATTCCAACATGACATCTACGTCATGACCATAAGTATCTATTTTTTCCAAAATATAGTCAGCATGAGCTTGTGGTTTGTCTTTTGGATTACCTGTTTCCTTTGGTTTAGATGAAGAATAATGGACAACAGGAGTGATTCCGTCAGGCCACGTTGACATAGCAAGTTCAAGAGCTTCTTGTTCTGATAGTCCACCCGTGTTGAACGTGTGATGATGATAATCAAACACGATTGGAATACCGATACGTTCGTGGATATACATTAGGTCTTTTACACTATACATACTCGCTTTGTCATCATTTTCAATAGTAAGACGAGATTTGACAGAGTGTGACAGTTTGTCATAGTTCTCACAAAAACGTTGCATAGATGCAATTTTATCACCATAAGTTCCGTTACAGTGGATGTTTATTTTGTTGTATGGTGTATGTGAAAGTCCGAGTAAGTCAAGAACTTTACCGTGGTTTTCTAAGTCAATAATAGTGTTCTGAACTACCTTTTCGTTAGGTGAACAAAGAACGTTAAAAGGGCCAGGATGACACCCTAAACGGACGCCATGGAGTTTTGCATACTCACCCGTGCGTTTCATCACCTCACTAATTTCATCAATGTTAGGGAGGTTTTCTATACCGTATTCCGATGCCCACGGAAACATATCGGACGATATACGAAATAGTTTGATGTTGTTTTCTATGTTCCACTGTATGATAGTTTCTAAGTCCTTGACGTTTTGAAGTCCAAGTTCAGCGGCATAATTGATACCACGTTGGAGAAATGTTTTCTTTATCATTGACCGATTGGTAGTGATTTTTTTCTTACCAAGAGTCATATTGATACAGGCATAACCGAGATTCATAACAATCCTATGATGAATAATGTGAGTTCTAATATAAGGAAAAAAACAATGGGAAACAAGAAAAATCTTGTCTCCCATTGAAATAATCAATCTATCAATTTTAGATTACATTCTTCTTTGGCTTCTTCTTTTGAGGTGGTTTGTTTTGAGAGTTTTGACTCTTTGACCTACCGTCATTATTCTTCTTGTTGTACTTACGGCGATAACCATCCTTCTTCTTAGAAGTTTCGATTGTAACCTTTGTAGATGTATTTGCGTGTTCTACATGATTTGTAAGTGCATTGATGATTGCTTGCTTATCATCAATATTTTCAACGAGAGAAGTAACTCTACGTTTATTGTAGAACCAGAAAACAAATCCAGCCAAAACTGCGGTGAGTAAAATAATAGATGCAACTAACATAACTTTTCCTTTATATGTTGTTATATGGAAGATAATACTTGTTTATACAATATAAGTATTCGTGTTCATTAATTCTGATAATGGAGTATCTGCTGTAATTGTTATGGACGTAACTGTTCATATAATGAATGTTATACATTTCTTCTTGATGGTCTGATGAGTTGTATGTAAATACAACCGCATTCTCGGTAAAGTTAAATATCTCATTTATCGTAGAATGTATAAACTGAAACTGATTATCGCCGTACAACTGCTTATGAAAGATACCTGTTATGAACGTAAAGTCATAAGTTGAATTGTTATCAACGATGTAATCTTGCATCGAGATATTGAATATGTTTTGATACTTTTGAGGTGCATCATTTTTGATGAGATAATCCACTGTTGATTTTATCTTATCATTTTCAGCTTCAACACCGACGTAATTTACCGATGTAGAGCTTTCAGTCAGTGACTTATTCAAGTCAAGTATGAATTCACCATTTTTATATCCAGCACCAAAATGTAATATTGAGTTGCCGTCCTTTATACCAATTTTATATAGTTCATCAATCAATGTCATAACTTCCATAGTAATCGTTAATCTTACTTTTTCTTCTCTTTTTAATTCTGTTTTTCTTGTCATCCGATGAATAAAATTCTGCTCTCATTGGATGGGTACGATTAAAGTTTTGTGTCATCTTCAAACTTAAATCTGCCATTTCCCATGCACGATGTGGATCTTTTGTTGGAGGAAGTAGATGTTCTTCTGAAAGATTCACACCATTCACATCAATATACAAATTTTTTTCTGAATCGAAAAGCATCTTTGCAGTGGGTGCCTTCTTCAAAACCTTTCTCATAATCTTTTCAGTTTCAGTCATAACTTTTTTTCTCTTTAATTACTTTATGATATTTGCTTCTAACAGTTACTATGTTGTTTTGTATCACTTCACATTTTTCAAATTCATCTTTTTCAAGAAAGTAGATATACATATCATATAGTTCATCTAGCTTTTGAAAGTCGGTCATTGATTTCAACTCAATGAAGTAGTTTGGATTTTCTTCCATCATTTCCCAGTTGAAGTTTAGGGACTCTTCGTAAAACTTCTTTACGCCCCCCATCCGATTGCCTCTGAAATACTTGGGAAGTTCTGTGTGAAAATATCACGAATTCCGTTAGCAATATCTCGGTGTTCTTTCTGTGTATCTTCGAGTGTACGAAGTTCAAGATAGTGAATCCAAGAACGAAGTGAACCCTTCATATACATTGTTGTTTCTGTTGCAAGTGGAAGTACATCACGAGCAACTTCACGAGCGATACCAGCTTCAATCATCTCGTTGTAAAGGTTTAGAGATGCCTGAAAATGTCCTTCTACAATATCCGATAACTTTACACCACCAACCCAATCAGGATCATATGATTCGGCAGATGACTGACGATTCTTCTCGGCTTGTTTACGAAGTTCAACATCTTGAA